GTTCACTGAAAATTATCCTAATGACCCGAACTTATAAGATGTGTTAAAATCTATATAATGGACATGTGAGTCATTTGATAATATGTGGGTTAAATTTGGTGATATGGATTAATTTTTCAGATGCCCACACACTTTGTTATCAGGACACAGGGGAACTACATTTATTAACACTTATTTAAATGTAGCATATATGGACCTTGTAAGATATAACTATTAGTAAACTTACTAATCTGATCCTGTATAATGGAGTTAACACCATGGTGATGATGTTTGGTTAACACTAAATAATTGGGTGTAATGTTCCTAATTTAATGAAATAGCCCTACTAACTGGATTAGAAGCAAAGAAATCAAAACTACTTAGTGAAGTAGGTTGTGGTGAGTACCTTAGAATATTCTATTATAATAATGGATAAGCTCTAGGGAGTATGGTTAGATCAACTGTTTCATTCATAAATGGTTAGTGGGAAAGTGCTAAAGTAAATAAAAATATAGAGGACATAACTTCTACTTATGATTAGATGTCTGTCCTTAGGAGAAGAGGATTTAGTGCTAAAATATGTGATTTACTATTTGAGAGATTTATAAGAATTAACTTTGATGAGGATATGTTAATCTTTTCTAGATTATCCACTACCAATGGAGGATTGGGATTGGGACTATTCACTGATGGAAGTATATTAACATCTGGAAATGATGTAATATAATATATAGAGGAAGAAAAGTAAGAATAGGCTAAGTGGTCACGTATAAAAGGAAAACTAAATATGACAAAGAACATTATTAAGGTTTATTAAAAAAGACTACCTTAATGGGCTTCTATACCTTAGGATAGTTAAGATAGGTTAATTGACAAGTTAGCTTAGGGGACAGTACAATCTGAGGTTCCTTAGAACAAATTGTTAAGGTTTTAAATTAAACCTTTTATGAGATATTTACATACTAAAATATCTAATATGGCTTTTGAAGTAATTAAGCCAACTACTTAATTTATTTCTATGTCTTAAATGATGTATAAATCCATTCACTATTAGGGTAAAAAGAAATAATATTCTTCTTATGAAAAATGGAGATAGATAATACCTTTTATCAAAATACAAGAGGGACATAGTAAAATAGAATTAATTAAATATTTGACTGGAATAAGCTCAGCTTAATAGTTAGATAGATATATGGAAATGAAGAATACTAGGTACAATTAATAACATATGGGATTAATAACTCCATAATTATAAAACCTAATTTC